AGGGTTGGGCTAAGTCTCTGCGTAAGCTGATTGCTATGCTCTATGCAGGGGAAATTCCTAAGTGGGATGTGTCTAAGGTTCGTCCTGCTGGTGCTAAACTCAAGACCTTTGGTGGTCGTGCATCTGGCCCTGCCCCTCTGGTGGAATTGTTCCAGTACACGATTGAGAAGTTCAAGGGTGCTGCTGGTCGTAAGCTGTCTTCGATCGAGTGCCACGACATCATGTGTAAGATCGGTGAAGTTGTTGTGGTAGGCGGTGTTCGTCGCTCTGCAATGATCTCTCTGTCGAACCTGTCTGATGATCGTATGCGTCATGCTAAGTCGGGTATGTGGTGGGAAGGTAATGCTCAACGTGCCTTGGCTAACAACTCTGTGGCCTACACTGAGAAGCCCGACATGGAAACCTTCATGCGTGAATGGCTGTCCTTGGTCGAGTCTAAGTCTGGTGAGCGTGGTATCTTCTCTCGTCAGGCATCTAAGAAGCAAGCTGGAAAGAATGGTCGTCGTGATGCTAACCAAGATTTTGGCACTAATCCGTGCAGTGAAATCATCCTTCGTCCGTACCAGTTCTGTAACCTCACAGAAGTCGTGGTTAGGGCTACGGACACACTTAAGGACTTGGAGCGGAAAGTAAAGCTGGCTACGATCCTTGGCACTATCCAGTCTACCTACACGCACTTCCCTTACCTGCGTAAGATTTGGCAGAAGAACACTGAGGAAGAGCGTCTGTTGGGTGTGTCGTTGACAGGTATCATGGATCACATGATGCTATCTGGTAACCCAGACCTTCCTAATATCTTGGAGCATCTTAAGAATGTTGCTGTTACTACTAACGCTGAGTGGGCAGATCGCCTTGGCATCCCTGTTTCTGCTGCAATTACCTGCGTTAAGCCTTCCGGTACTGTTAGCCAGCTTGTTGATAGTGCTTCCGGTATTCATGCTCGTCATAGCAGCTACTACATTCGTACTGTACGTGGAGATAACAAAGACCCTCTGACCCAGTTTATGAAGGATCAGGGTATTCCTAGTGAGCCTTGTGTGATTAAGCCTGAGACTACTACTGTCTTTAGCTTCCCACAGAAGTCTCCCGAAGGTGCTATCACCCGTAACGACATGACTGCTATCGAACAGTTGGAGTTGTGGTTGGTCTATCAGCGTCACTGGTGCGAACACAAACCTTCTGTCACGGTTACTGTTCGTGATAATGAATGGATGGAAGTTGGTGCTTGGGTCTACAAGTACTTCGATGAAGTATCTGGTGTGTCTTTCTTGCCACACTCTGACCACAGCTACCAGCAGGCACCCTATCAGGAAGTTAATCAACGGGAGTACGAAGACTTGCTTGCTATCATGCCACCAAAGATTGACTGGGCTAAACTAAGTGAGTACGAGACTGAGGATACTTCCAAAGGTTCACAGACTTTTGCTTGTGTTGGTGGAACGTGTGAAATCGTGGACCTGACCTGATGCTCTTTGACCTTGTACAGATTGCAGTCCTGTTCCTTCTGACCTATTTAACTTATAGGCAGGGGGACAGGATTGACGATCTAGAAATGATGATGGGTTACATCCTTGGAAACCTTGCTAGTAAAGAGGGAGAAGAAGATGTTCTACATGATAACGAAGGGTGATTGCCCTTGGTGTGACAAGGCCAAAGAACTCCTACAACAACGGAAGGCCCCTCTTGGGGTCTTTCACTACGATGAACACCTTATGATCGTCAAACTTATGCGAGGGTTTGGACTTAGGACTGTCCCACAAATCTGGCATGAGGATGAGTACATTGGTGGTTATGAAAATCTTGTAGAATGGTTGAAGAACAATGATGCTTGAAAAGCCCAAAGGCAAACGACAGTCCCGTTACAAAGGTGCTGAACAAGAAGGTGCAATGCGTACCGTCTCTATCAAGCCTCTTAACGACAACCAAGACACCTATCTGAAACGACTAAAGGATTCAGATCAGATCATTGTTTGTGGTTTCTCAGGGACTGGTAAGACGTTCATTGCAGCCACCTATGCAGCGAACATGTATGCCAATCGTGAGATTGACAAGATCATCTTGACACGTCCCAATGTGTCTGTGGGTAAAGACTTGGGCTACTTCCCCGGCACACTAGAGGAGAAGTTTGCTCCTTGGGCTGCACCTGTCCTTGATGTTCTGAATGAGCAACTAGGGAAGGGTACTGTAGAGACTGGCATCAAGAGTGGCAATATTGAAATGGCACCTCTATCCACTATGCGGGGTAGGTCATTCAAGAACGCCTTTATCATCCTAGATGAAGCACAGAACACTTCTGTTGCAGAGATCAAGATGTTCTTGACACGGATTGGTAAGGACTGTAAGGTCGTAATCAATGGTGATGTGAAGCAGTCAGACATTGGTGGTCAATCTGGGTTGTCTAAGGTTATCCACCTTGCTAAGAAACATAACCTACCTGTGCCAGTTATTGAGTTTGGTGTAGACGACATTGTTCGATCTGACATCTGTAAAGACTGGATCATCGCTTTTGAAGCAGAGGGTATCTGATGGATAACTTGGAATACTATAGTGCAGAAACTGCTACAACAACTTGGGAAGGCCCAATTAGTATCCGGCAGTCTGGGGTTCCAATCTGGACTTCGCCGCCTATGCAAATCGTGAATGACTACCACAAAGAGAAATGGGAAAAGATGGAAAAAGACGTAGTAAATAACCCAATGCACTACAACACAGGGGTTATTGAGTGCATTGCCTATCTCAAGGACAATATGTCGTGGGAAGGCTACACAGGCTATCTGGAAGGCAACACTAAGAAGTACCTTCATCGCTGGCGCTACAAGACGAAGCCCCTTGAAGACTTGAAGAAGGCTCGTTGGTATCTTGATCGTCTTATCACAGAACTGGAAAGCGACTGATGTACACCCTCTTCTTCCTAGTCTGTAATACACTGTCTGGTGAGTGTTATGCCACCACATCAGAGGTGATCTACAAGACGGAGCAACAGTGTCAAGAGGATGCTTTGAGGATCATTGACAACGTGAAAGAGGGTCAAGCTAAAGGGCTGTATCCACCAGAAGAGGCAATCTATGTCTGCCACAACTGGGGTGATCCTGCATGATTGAAGCCCTGATCTTCCTAGCAGCCTTTGTTGCTGTCATTTGGTACTGTGACGAAACCAATATGAAATGAAAAAAACCCCCTTCCCGGTTAATTCCGAGAGGGGGGTTTCTTTATTGAATACAGTAATTTTTGTGGTTAAGAGTGCTGTTCGGGATCGCGTTTATACAATTCGATAATATCCCGCTTCACCTCTTTGAGATCAGTCTTGATCTCGTTCATTATCTCACGATCCTCTTGACGACGAACATCACGAGAACGTATCTCAGCCTGCATCAAGGCGATCTGTTTCTCGTTTGTCAAGACACGGCGGATCAACCAAGTAATACCTGAGAAGATTGCTGCCACGGCACTTCCTATGATGTACTCTAGATAATTCATTTCTTAAATAGGCCCCTTATCCACCTAGCGATTTCATTTGGAGAGGGTAGTAACCACCCGAGGATCAGAAGGACCAGTATCCATAGCGGGGTCTGTTGGATATTCACTTCTTTGATATTTTCTGCTACCACAGGGCTAGTCTGTTGGATAATGTCTCGACCAGCCTCTGTCTTTTGTTGTACAGCTACGACTTGTTGTGTGTTCTCTTTACCAATCTGTGTCTGAGCGGCTACATTGGGTCCACCACCCGTTAAGAGGCTCAATGGGCCTTTACCACAACCAGATAAGGCTAGGAGAGCCACCAAGAGCAAGACACGCATATCACAGACCCTTCTTACAGAGCATAACCTTGCTATCAAGCCTACGGTTCTGTAGGCCCTTCACAGTCTTGCCACCAGCCTTAACCCATTTGCCCAGTTCATCACAGGCTTCTTTGAACTTACCCTGATTAGCTAGACGCATCATCGTAGACTTACAGACAGCCCCAGTACCAGCGTTGTAGGCCAATTCCAGCATAGAGGCTTGTACGCCCACAGGGATGTTAGGGTTAGTCATGCAAGGTTCTAGTTTAGCATAGAACTCTGCCACACCCTTTTCAAGCATGGCAAAGCACTGTTCTTTGGAGTAGGTATCACCCATCTTAACACCGCGAGTTTCCCCGTAGCAGACAGTAGGGATACCCACAATGTCCCTGTAGGCTTTCGTCTCTAGCCCTTCCCACTTAGCAATGAAAGGGGTGGCAGTGACAATTACAACGGCTGCAACAGCACCAGAGA